TATGCAAAATATGTTCACGGCAGGAGACCCGGTGAAGTTAATAAGAGAACAGGAGTTAAATCAAGACCGTGGTTAAATTACGCATTTGATAAAAATGAAAAAGAAGTTAGAAGTTTAGGTAGCGATATGCTAAAAAATATAGTTAAAGACTTGAGTAAGTGATTTTAAACACTTAGCACAATAAAAATATGGGAATATATTCAACAATTATAACTGAAATACAAACAATACTAGAGGCACTTAAAACTGATGGTAAGATAGCTGAAATACATTCAAATCCAGTAAGTAAATTTAAAACATACCCTGCAGTGGTATTTTTCCCGACGAGTATAGAGAATGATTTTGAAACAAACAATGAGAATATTAAAAACTACAATTTTAGATTATATACGATATTGTCAACGACTCAATCAAGTGTGAATAAAGTTTATAATGATATAATGCCAGATTTAGTAGACGCTTTAATAGCTGCGTTTGACAGCGGTTGGAGTTTAGAAAGTATTGACGGACATAGAGTATGGATAAAACTATCTACTGGAGATTGGCAGACAAGTGTAGAACAACAAAATTTGATAGTATATGGAGAATTTGAATTACAAGTTAAAATATTAACAGATAATTAATAAACTAATAATAATTATATGGAAATTTTAGGAAGACAAATAGAGTTAGGCGTAGCCTTAGAAACAACTAGAGGCACCGCTGAAACAACAGCAGAGCGTTGGATTAAAAACGTTACTGCTAGTGTTCAAGAAAGAGCAGAACACGCAATTGACGATAACTCACACGGTAGTTTAGCAGACAGCGATAACCGCAGAGTTACTAAAAAGTGGGTTGAAGGTTCTTTGGAGGGTATTTTACAGGTAGATGTTGTTGGATATTTTCTTTATAACATCTTCGGTTCAATATCTTCAACTAATGTAGTAACTGGAGTTTATTCTCACGAAATAACTCTTGACTCAACTACAATAGAACACCCATCTCTAACATTCTTTGCTAAAGATGGCGGAGTTCAAAATCTAAACATTTCAAATGGAATGATTAGTAGTTTAGAAATTAATGCTTCTATGGATGATTATGTTAGATTTACAACTAATATAATGGCGTCAGAAGCTGAAGATGGAAGTGATACGCCAGCATATAGTGAAGAGCAAGACTTTGTAGGAAAAGATATCACAATTAAAGTAGCTGATACAGAGGGAGGTTTATCAGGAGCAGAAGCAATTTCAGTTAAAGAATTAGGCTTGACACTTGATACTGGAGCAATAGTTGACTATGTATTAGGTCAATATAATCCAGAAGATATTTATGACGCAAAATTAAGCATTGAAGGAAACATCGTTAAAAACTTTAAAGATGAAACATATAAAGATTTGTTCTTAGGAGACGACGCAAAGTATATGGAGATTTCAATTGTAGGTTCACAAGATATTGGAACAACTGAAAATCCTTCAATTACTATCTTGCTTAATAAGGTTAAAATCACTGGTTGGGAAAGAAGTGGTGGAAATGATGAGCTAGTTTCAGAGAGTCTTGACTTCAAAGCATTCTATAATGAAACAGACGAAGAAATGGGCAAAATCACAATAGTTAACAATACAGCTGAATATGACACTCCTATTAGCTCATAGAGTTAAAAAAAAGCTCATACGAAGCTCGTAGCGAGGCGTTAGGCTAATAGATGATAGAATATACATTAATAAAATAAACTCAACTATATGGACAGAGAAACAAAAAAAATAACGTTAGATTTCTGTGAATTAGAGATTAAGACTTATTTGACTTGGGGAGAGAATGAAAAGATTGAAGGAATACTCTTGAAAGGAGCTAAGGGTATAAATTCAACTGGTGTTAGTGATTTTGATGCGACTATTTTAACAGAACAAAAATATGTTCTACTTGAAACAGTTATTGTAGGTTTAAAAAAAGGTGATAAGGAAATAGGCTTTAAAAGAGAGTGGTTTGATAACTTAAGATTAGAACAAGGAAATGAAATCATAAGAGTTATTGATGAAGCATTAGCAGAGGGAAAAAAAAAATAACAGATAGCTTTGATATTCAAAGACAATTAGAAGGTAAGAAATCACCGAACAAATTTGTAGTAATGGAAATGATAAGTGACGAATATGGCTGGACACCAGAGGAAATAAGAGAGCAAAGCTATATTGATATAAAAGAATATATAAATATTATATCAATGAAGAGAAAGATAGAGAATAAAAATAACAAGAAATAAAATGGCAGACACTAGAAGACTAAACATTTTAATAGAAGCCAAAAACAATGCCTCAAAGACATTGAATACTTTGCAGGATAAAGTTAAGAGTATGCAGCCAACTTTTCAAAAGATGGCTATGTATGGAACTGCGGCAACTGTTGCTATTGGAGGAGGCTTATATAAGATGACTCAAGATGCTTCTGACGCTCAAGAAATATTTAATAAGTTTGATGTGGTTTTTGGTGATGTTTCAGACCAAGCTCAAGGTGTAGCTATGGATTTAAGAAACAATTTTGGACTAGCAGAAAGTTCAGCTAAAGACTTGTTAGCTTCTACAGGAGATATGTTAACTGGTTTTGGAATGACAGGGAAGCAGGCATTAGATTTAGCAGAGAAAACAAATAAACTAGCAGTTGATTTAACTTCGTTTAATGATATTGAAGGTGGTGCGGAAAGAGCAAGTAAAGCATTAACAAAAGCATTATTAGGTGAAAGGGAGGGTGTAAAGGAATTAGGAATTGCTATATTAGAGGAGGATGTAAAAGCAAAAGTGGCTTCTATGGAGGCTACTGGAGAATTAACTGATGAAAGTGATAGACAGAAAAAGGCTTATGCCACATTAGCAATAGCAGTGTCCCAATCTAAAAATGCCATAGGAGATTTTGATAGAACATCAGAAAGTTTGGCGAATAAGCAAAGGGTTTTAAAAGAGAGATTTAAAGAAACAAAAGAAACTATAGGTAAAGCGTTTATCCCAGTATTGACCAAGCTTGTTAATAAAATAGAGCCAGTTATTAAAAAAATAGCTGATTGGGTAAGAGAAAACCCAGAGCTTGCTAAAAATATAGGAATAGCGGCACTAGCATTGGCTGGATTGGTAACGGTATTAGGTGTTTTAGGATTAATAATTGGACCAGTAGCAACAGCTATTGCTTTTTTAGCTAGTCCGATAACTTTAGTAGTTGCAGCTGTTATTGCATTAGCTATTGTTATATATAAAAACTGGGATAAAATAAAAGAAGTAACAATAAAAGTATTCACGGCTATTAAAGATTTCTTTGTTAATACTTGGGATAGTATATCTAGCTTTTTTACTAATACAATAACAAACATTAAAAATACAGCTTCAAATATATGGAACGGAATTAAAGATATGTTTAGTAATGTATGGGAAGGCATTAAAACTATTTTTAAAACTTATATAAACTTTGTCGTTGGTTTAGTTTCCAAGCTTTTAAGTTTAGTTGGAATTGATTTAGGAGAATTAATAGAAAATATAAAAGACGGTTTTAATAAGGGTTGGGATATAATTAAAAATATATTCACTACTATGTGGGAGTTTATTAAAGAAATATTTACGAGAGTATTTAATTTTTATTATGAAATATTTGAAAAGATAAAAAATGTGTTAATAAAAGTTTTTGAATGGTTTAAAACAACGTTTGTTGAAAGCACAAAGCCATTAGTAGAGGCTTGGAAATCTATTTGGAATGCTTTGATAGAGGCTTTTAATAAAATAGTTGAAAAAGTAAAAGAGCCGATAACTAATTTAGTTAATTGGTTAGGTGATAAGTTTAGAGCAGTTGGCGAATGGGTAAGAAAGATATGGGATAAAGCTAAAGAGGCAGGGGGAGATATAGTTGGAGAAGGGGCTGGTATAACTGGAATGAGGGCAGTCGGTGGTCCTGTTAGAAGTGGAGGAAATTATCTTGTTGGAGAAAAAGGACCGGAGATATTTACTCCAAGCACAAGCGGTAAAATAATTCCAAATAATAAATTAAAAGGAGCAGGTGGAGGACAAGTTATAAATATAACAGTGAATGGTGATATAAGCGGTGAAGATTTAATTGATAAGGTTAGTCAAGGAATAATGAGAAACTTAAGTTTTAATACTAATTTAAATATATAAGTTATGTCAGTAATGGTTAAAATAAATGATACCGATAGAAGCAGTCTAGTATTAACTAGGTATTTAAAAGTGGAGAGGATTATTGATGAGGTTATGGACAGCTGTTCTTTTAAAATTAGGAAAAATAGCACAATTGACCCAGCTTTTTTAGACGACATAAAAATATATGATGGAGCTGATTTAATATTTGGAGGAGTGATAGTTGATATAGAATATGACTATGAAACTGTAAGCGAAAAAGGTGTCCTTATAAATATAAAGGCATTAGATTATTCTTACCTATTAGAGAAAAGATTAATAAGTAAGACTTATGAAGACGAAACTATCCACGACATTATAGCAGATATGTTAGCGACTAATGCGACTGAATTTGACGCCGACAATTCTTTAGTAGATATAGTAATTGATAAAGTGGTTTTTAATCAGGTTAGTATATCTCAAGCAATTAAAAGGTTAGCTAATTTATTAAATTATAGGTGGTTCGTAGATGTAAATAAGTCAGTTAATTTATTTGAAAAAGAAAAGAATTCAGCACCAGAAGATTTAACTGACACCAGTGGAAACTATGTTTATAAGAGTTTAAAAAGAAAAGCAAGTGGTGCTCAATTAGTCAATAGGGTAAAAATTAGAGGTGGAGAATATGAAGGTGAAGTTTATACTGACAGTATAACTGTATCAGGTAATGCTACAAAGTCATTCCAGTTGCCTTATAAAATGGCTAATCTTACAGTAAAATTAAACACTGTTAGCCAAAGTGTAGGTGTAGATTTCATAAATGATTTTACAGATAAAGATGTTTTATATAATTATAACAATCAATCATTTAGATTTGAAACAGCATTGACAGCTGGAGATGTTATTGAGTTCGGTGGAAATCCAAAAATAAGAGTATTTGCTATTGCCGAAGATAGTGATAGTAGAAATGCTTATGACGTTCACGAAAAAATGCTTAGAGATAATGATATAACTTCTAACACTATTGCTAGAAAAAGAGCAAGTGCTGAATTGTATGCTTATGCCCAGCCATTAGTTGACGCTTCATTTTTTACTTATAATAAATTTTTAGAAGTTGGAATGAGTATATTATTAAATAAAACTGTAAGCAATTCATCAGATACTTTAATAATAAGCAAATTGACTTATAAAATGTTAGACCCTAATACTTTTGGATATAAAGTTGAATTGGTGAGTAATAAAAGACTTGATTTAATCTCTATGTTATCAAAATTATTACAGCCTGATAGCTTAGGTATTGACGAAACGGAAACTTCAGAGGAAATATTTGCTGATAATGCTAGTATTCAAATACAAGAAGATATTGAAGTAGTTACCCCAGTAGAAGATTTTGAAAGTGTTGAAATGCAAGAAGAGATATTAGTAGACCCATTTGACCCAGCAAATATAGTTTGGGTTTGGG